ATTCAAAAGCTGTGTATGATTTTAATTACGAAAGTGAGGAGTTCAGTTTAAACGCTCAGGTTAATAAGTTAATGGCAAGTTATATTGATTACGATTGTAATACAGGGTTAAGTAGTATAACTTCTGACCCTTTAAAAATACTTGATATTCCTTCTATTGCGGACGCTTTAAACATATCTGTTAATAAATTAATAGATATTGCAACAGGTAAAGACCAAACAACGGATGAAAAACCACCAACAACAATTCTTTCATATAGGAATTTCCATCATTTTATGAGAAATTTTATGTTGATTGACAAACCTACCGCGGTAGATTCAGATTTAATTGTACAACAATTACAACAAGAACAAAATAGTCAGTTAATAAGTGGAATTAACGGAATGATGGAGTATGATATTATTTTCAAAAACGGGAACCCTAGTAATTTTGATTATAGAACTTTTGATACTTTCTCCTCAAATCCAAAAATTGAACCTTACACATATAAAGGGTATTATTCACAAACACCGGACACATTACCGGTAAGTGGTGGAACAATAACTTTAACACAATCAAAAAACGCAAATCCGGAAACATGGGTTGCGTTAGAAGAATATGTTGGATTTTCAAATACCCCACAATTAAAATATTCAAATAACGGTTCGTATATAACAGATTTTTTTATTGATATGGATGTTGCCTTCAGTATTGATAACATTAAATTATTTTCACAAATTATTAAAATATACGCAACCCAAAAATTATCAAACCCTAATATGACACAAAGTCAGTTTTTGGTTTTAATGGATAACTATTTAAATGGTTTGGATGAATTTAAAAATAATATTATAAATTCTACAATGACATTAACAAGAGCCGCCTTACCATACGCGGAGGAATTTCCTCAAGATGGTTCGTTCGCTCAATTAGAAGGTCCACAGACAAGAGATGATTTATGGGAAACGTTTAAAGCGTTAAATGATAAATGGATTGCGGGTACAGATTTTAACAATAAAACTCTATTTGAAGATGTTTTATTTTTAGATAGAGCTTCAAGAGATATTGGGGATAAAGTATTAATTGACATCTTTAAGTTTAAAGATTTATTGAAAACGACTAACCCAAAAATGACAATGCAAAATCTGATTCAATCTGTTATAGTTGATAACCATTTTGTTATTTTCAGCACACCATCTTATGTGAACTTTTATAATGTTCAAGATGCTACAAAAAATCCAATACCAAAAATTGAAGGTTCTTTAGAATTTGCAAATACTTTATTTGGTACGTTTACTGAAGTTGATTATACTAATACCGGACCTAAGATGGTTTGTTTATTTGCGGGTCCACCAAGTAACTACTTAGATTTAAAAGAAAATACTAATTTAAGATTAGCTTATAAATCGGACGCATTTGATTTAAGAAGGTCGTCTGATAATCCATTGATAGAGAATCAAATCGGTAAAAAAGATTGGGATAAGTCAAATAGAGTTGTTGGATTTAATGTGGATATTGGTCTTCAAAACCAACAAATATTCAGTAATTTTTCAGTTTCCCAAGAAAATGGAAAAAACACAGCGGAAAGTTTACAAGTAACAAATATGATGGCTAACGTTGAAGATGGTAAACCAGTTGCAACCCAAAACAACTCTTTATATAACATTTATAGAAATAGAAGTTACACTTGTAGCGTTCAAATGCTGGGTAATGCTATAATACAACCAACCATGTATTTTAATTTGAGACATGTACCGATGTTTAGCGGCCCTTATATGATATTGGAGGTCAGTCACTCAATTAAACCAGGTTCATTTGAAACTACGTTTCAAGGAATTAGACAACCGGTTTATTCTGTTGCAAAAATTGATAATTTAGTACAATCAATCAAACAAAATTTACTACAAAGTGTTATCACAAAGGCTAAAGCTGAAAGAAAAAGACAAGAGGCGGAAAGTAATACAATTCAAAAACAACAAAAAGACGCGGTAAAAGCGACCGATAGTAATAAAAAACCAACAAATGATACAACCAACACAACACCTAAACCGGATTCAACAACCAATTCAGCAAACGTACAATCAATAAATTCCGTATCAGGGAGTTGTGCTAATAAATTATTTAGTTCGTATCAAAGTGTTTATAACCAAAAGTCAAACCCAACACAAACTAAACTTACATTCCAAAAAATGTATGATTACATAAAAGCTTTGACCTCAGATTATACAAACAATGAACAATTGAGTCAAATTATTTTCATTACAATGTATTTAAATTGCGGTAATGAACAAGGGTTCACATCATATGAGAATAACTATAGTGGAGTTAAATTAACAGATAATTGGGGTAACGCAACCAATTGTTCAGTACCACCAAACGGGAGTTCTTTATCTTACTTCCCTTCAAAAGAGTATATGTGTTTAGCGACAGGAGAAAGTAATGTTGGAGACCCATATGGTATCTTTAGAGATGTTCAGAATAATATACAGATGTTAGTTGCAAGATGGTACAATAGAGATTTACCAACATTGAATAATTCTGATAGTTTATTACAATTTTGGTATTGTAATTTTGGTGCGGTAACTAAAAAGACTAGTGATTATCAAAACTTTAAAATAACACAATCACAACAGCAAAAACAAATGATAACTAAAGTTGAAAATGGGTTAAAAGTATATAAAGGATTAAACTAACTTTTTTGTGGTGGTGATATATTTATTATAGATAAAATACAACAATTATGTCAAACGTAAAATTAATTTTAGACAACTATTTGGGAAAAAATACCAAAATTAGTGAAAAAGATGCCGGTAACGGATTTAAAGAAGTATGTGATTTAGAAAGTGGTGAATGTTATACAATCAGAATGAAAGATGGTTTGATTGAAAGAGTCGATAATACTATCAACTCTAATAGAAGAATCCAAGTTGAAACCAATCATGGTATAAAACAACTTTTAAATGGATAATTAAAATGACAAAAATAGACCAAAAAATATTATTAGAGTTAAGAAGATATAACCAAATTAATAGTTATATTATGGAACAAGACGCACCACCGCCTCCTCCACCGGGTGAAGACCCATTGGCGGCACCGGGAGGTGACGTGACTCCTCCACCTGCTGGTGATGTACCCCCTCCTCCGGGTGGTGAAGCTCCAGCGGCGCCAGCAGCACTTGAAAAGGTTGATGTTGCAAATGACCCTGATGTGGAAAAACTTGATGATAAAGGTAAACCTGAAGATAATAAAGAAGATTCAAATACCGAAGAAATCGAAGTTACTGATTTGGTGGATAGTCAAAAAAATATTCAAACAAAACAAGACGATTATTTCCAACAATTATTTGACCAATTATCTTCTTTAGAAGAAAAATTATCAGGTATGGACCAAATTGTTAACAAATTGAATAATTTGGAATCTATGGTTGATAAATATAGACCTAAATCGGCACAAGAAAAATTAGAATTAAGAAGTTTAGATTCGGGTCCATTTAATCAAAAATTAAGTGATTTCTTTGAAGACAAACAAGAAGACTTTGAAAAAACGGGAAAAAATGAGTATATTATAACTCAAGATGATGTGGAAAATTATTCACCTCTTGAAATAAGAAAAACATTTGACCAATTCCCCGGTGGAAAACCACCTTTAGAAAAAAGATAGAATTTGGGGTGGAAACACCCCATTTTTAATTTGACAATACCACGGCTGACACTTATATTTTTAACGTAAATAATTTAATAAACAATAAATCTGACACAAATGGCGACAAACAATGTTCTAGACGCAGTACTGGCTCAGTACGAAAAATCAAAACAAGCAGGTTCATCAACCTCAAAAATGTCTCAAGACGAGCGAATGAAGAAATACTTCGCAGCAATCTTGAAAGACAATGAAAAAGAAGGTCAAAAACGCCTTCGTATTCTCCCAACCAAAGATGGTTCTTCCCCTTTTAAGGAAGTATGGTTCCACGAAGTTCAAGTAGGTGGAAAATGGCAAAAATTTTATGACCCAGGAAAAAATGACAATGAACGTTCTCCGTTAACTGAAGTTCACGAAGAATTAATGTCAACAGGTAAAGAGGCTGACAAGAAAATGGCAACTCAATACAAAGCCCGTAAGTTCTACATCGTTAAGGTTATCGACCGTGATAACGAACAAGACGGACCTAAGTTCTGGCGTTTTAAACACAACTACAAAAACGATGGTATTTTAGATAAAATCATCCCTATTTGGAAAAACAAGGGTGATATTACAGACGCTGAAAAAGGTAGAGATTTAATTCTACAAATGTCTAAGGCTAAAACACCAACAGGTGCGTATTACACCGTTATTCAAACGATTATGCATGACGACCCAACTCCATTACACACTGATTCTGAAACAATGAATTCTTGGGTAAATGATGAGTTGACTTGGGAAGACGTTTACTCAAAGAAACCTACCGAGTATTTGGAAGCAATTGCTCGTGGTGAAACTCCTAAATGGGATAACGATTTAGGTAAATATGTATATGGTGATTCATCTACCGGTGAAACTACATTCGGTGGTGGAAAAACATATAACGACCCACAGGCTAACGACGACCCAGATTCGGATATGCCGTTCTAATTTTAATCAAGCTTGGACATTTACTTGGACAGTATGTCCAAGCTTTTATTTTTTAACAATTTATTTTTTAACAATTTATTTAATTATGGCAATTAAAAAGAAAGAGATAAGTTTGTCCTCTATTAAGGATAAATTCTCAACAAAAACAAAATATAAGGAGACCGACTACTATAATTGTGGTGAAGCGTTTTTTTCGGCTTGTGGTATTCCGGGTCCGGTTATGGGTGGTATCAATATGTTCTTGGGTCACTCTAATAGTAGTAAGACGACAGCATTAATTCTTGCCGCGGCTGATGCTCAGAAAAAAGGACACCTTCCGGTTTTCATCATCACTGAACGTAAATGGAATTGGGAACACGCTGTTGAATTGGGTCTACAAGCAAATCTTAACTCTGATGGAGAATGGGACGGTGATTTCATCTTCAACGATAGTTTTGATTATATTGAACAAGCAACTGACTATATTAATCAGTTATTGGATGCTCAGGAAGCCGGTGAATTACCATATAATTTAGTGTTCTTATGGGATTCCGTTGGTTCTATTCCTTGTAAAATGACATTTGAAGGTAAGGGTGGTAAACAACACAATGCAAGTGCTTTGGCTGATAAAATTGGTATGGGTGTTCACGCTCGTATTACAAAATCTAAAAAAGAAGATTACCCATATTACAACACAATGGTTGTTGTAAATCAGCCTTGGGTTGAGCTTCCTGATAATCCATTTGGTCAACCTCAAATTAAATCAAAAGGAGGGGAGGCTATTTGGTTGGCAAGTTCATTAGTATTCCTATTTGGGAATCAAAAAAATGCCGGTATTAATCACATTACAGCAACAAAAAATGGTAGAACGGTTTCTTATGCAATTAGAACAAAAGTATCAATCCTTAAAAATCACGTAAATGGTTTGGGGTACAAAGATTCAAAGTTAATTGCCGTACCTCAAGGATATATTCCAGATACAAAAGAAGCGTTAGAGGACTATAAGAAACAATACTCATCTTATTGGAATGCGATTTTATCAGGAACAGGTGAAATTGTTCTTGATGAGAAAGAAGAAACTGAAATTGACGAATAATTAAACAAAAAAAGTGAAGAAAACATTATTGGTGGATGGAAACAACCTTATGAAAATAGGTTTTCACGGGGTTAAGGATTTTTTTCACGAAGGTAGACATATTGGAGGTATTTGGCATTTTCTAAATACTCTCCGTAGGTTTATCCAAGAAGAAAACTTTGATAAAGTTGTTGTTGTGTGGGATGGAGAGGAGTCTTCAAAACCAAGAAAAATAATATACCCACAGTATAAAGAAAATCGTCGTTCAAATTTTACCGAAGAACAACATAATTCGTTCAGTGAACAAAGACTTAGAGTTAAAGTTTACTTGGAAGAAATGTTTATAAGACAAATTGAGTGTCCCCAAAATGAGGCTGATGATTTAATTGCTTATTATTGTCAAATTTCTGAGAACGAACAAAAAACGATTTTTAGTTCCGATAGAGACCTTACTCAATTAATCTCGGACAAAGTATCCATCTATTCCCCATCTACGAAACAAACGTATAAAAACGGGGATAAAATCAAACTTTACGAGGCGGAGATACCTCACTATAATGTAAAAACCTATAAAATATTATCT